ACCGCTTCACGATGACGTCGCAGAATTTTTCGTCCAACTCAATGGTGTAGCAAATGCGGTCGGTCTGCTCACAGGCGATGAGGGTACTGCCAGACCCGCCGAAGGGATCAAGCACAACCGCATTGCTCATGGTGGAATTCATAATCGGATAAGCCAGGAGCGGGATCGGCTTCATGGTAGGATGATCGCCGTTTTTCTTCGGCTTATCGAACTCCCAGATGGTGGTTTCCTTTCTTCCGGTATACCACTGGTGCTTGCCTTTCTTTTTCCATCCGAAGAGACAAGGCTCGTGCTGCCACTGATAAGGAGAGCGGCCCAGCACCAGAGACTGTTTCTTCCAGATGCAGCAACCAGAAAGAGTGAAGCCAGCGTCGGCAAAAGCTCGACGGAAGTTCAGACCCTCGGTATCCGCATGGAATACATAGATGGAAGCATCGTCGGCCATGGCAGCGTGCATCTGCGTGTAGGCATCCAAAAGGAACTGATAGAAGGCATCGTTTGCCATGTTGTCATTTTTGATTTTTCCAGCGGTGCCTTCATAGTTGACGTTATAAGGAGGATCGGTCAGCACCAGGTTTGCTTTAGTACCGCCCATGAGCAGCTCATAGGTTTCGGCCTTGGTGCTGTCACCGCAGACAAGACGGTGGCGGCCCAGCTGCCAGATGTCACCAGGTTTGGAGAAGCAAGGCTTTTCCAGTTCCGCCGCTACATCGAAATCATCTTCCTTCACGCCGTCTTTGATGCTGTCCTTGAAAAGGGCATCGATCTCCGCAGCTTCAAAACCAGTCAGAGATACATCAAAATCAGATCCCTGCAGGTCGGTGATCAGCAAGGCCAGCTTGTCAGTATCCCATTCGCCGGAGATCTTGTTCAGCGCGATATTCAGAGCCTTTTCTTTATCTTCGGGCAGCTCAATCACAACGCAGTCCACCTCGGTATGGCCCATGTCCTGGAGAACCTTCAAACGCTGATGGCCACCTACCACACGGCCAGTAGTCTTGTTCCAGATAACAGGCTCCACATAGCCAAACTGCTCGATGGAGCGTTTCAGCTTTTCGTACTCGGCATCGCCGGGCCGCAGATCTTTTCTGGGATTGTAGTCGGCGGGCAGAAGATCGGTGGTATTTTTCTTTTCGATTACCATACCAAACCCCACTCAGCGAACTTCTCGAAACCGCCAATGGCGTGGATGAAGCCTCTCGCTGTTTCCACGATTTCCTCGTAGGGAATGCCGTCGACAAACTCATCGCCGATGGCGCAGCACAGTTCCACAGGCTTCCCGGTTTCCTGGGCCTTGAGGAACGCATAGATGTTGACGCTGACATCGGCCTTGCTCAGATCCTTACCATGCAGACCACCGCCAGTAACAGAATCACCCATGTCGCTACCCAGCTTCCGGTTGGTGGCTCCGGTGTCAACATCGGTACCGCCGGTCCAGTCGCCTAGGGGATTGATCTCCGCCATCGGATAGGTTTTGCGGATCTCATCCGCACTTGCATTGCTCTGGCAAATGATGATGCGGTTGCCGTCCATGATGTACTTGCCGTCATAGGGATACTTACTGTAAAGATCCCAGGCAAAGTTACAAAGCCAGTGCTGTTCCCTTGTCATAGGAACACCACGGAAAATGCCGTTGTCACCGCAGCGGAACGATTCTTCCTGGTTCTTAGCCAGATGCTCATCCTGGGGAACGATGACCACATTGGGTCGGACATCCCCAGCGATCCGCTGAATGGCGGCTTTGATTTTACGAAGGTTCAGCACAGCGGAGGTTTCAATGATTGCATGGCAGACACCGTGGCCGAGCAGAACTTCTACTGCAATCTTGGGATCAATCTGGGTTTCATAAGCGATATCCACGATGGCGCCAGCAATGCGGTCAGCAAGTTTATCGGGATGCGCTGGATTTACCTTTTCAAACATAACATTATCCTTTCCTTGCACGAAGTAGTCTTTCCATAACATCGTCCTGGGGGTTGGGGCCGCTGTATTCAGCGGTGCAGTTCTCACGGACGATCTGGAAGATTTCTGACCACAGACGGTTCGCCTGGGTCATGTAGGTATTTGCGATTGCCACATAGGGCGATTGGATCGCAGCACCCGTAGTGGGGTGCTTTGCCAGAAAGCCTAGCTCGCTTGTGATGGATTCGCATTGTATCCATCTTGCGCTGGCCATGGCATAACGCTCAATGAGCTGGGGGTTGACGATAGATGAACACCCTCGCTCGTGGAGCCAGTTCCACGCTTTTTCATATAGCTCTGCTGCACAGAGGGTGGAACCATCTTTCTGCGTTGCGGAAAGGAACTCAGATGCTTTCGGCATTGCCTGGCCTTCCAGGTCAACCGCGCTGTCTTTGAAATCAATGACAGTCAGCGGCCTCTTGCCGGGATTTCCATCTGTAATTTTCTCCGCAACTGGCTTTTTAGGTCTGCCGCCAGAGCCGGGTTTGGGTCCTCTTTGGCCCATTTTTTACACACCTCCTTATGGCCGGGGCTATTCCCCCGAAAACTTATGCGATTTTGCGCACGTGACCCCAGGCCCGTTGCACGGCGCGAAAGCTGTAGAGATTTGATATCCCCTACCGGGGGAGGTTGCGCACCAAAATGTAAGCGCATCCTCTCAATGATTGTGCCAGCGATCACCGCGTTCTGCGTGGAGTCTGGCGTGGCAGGATTTACACAGAGCAAGCAGATTATCTGTTGCGTGAGTACCTCCTTCTGACAGCGGCAGCTTGTGGTGGATCTCTTCTGTGGGCGTCAGCTTTCCGTCCTGTTGGCACAGCTCACACAGAGGGTGTGCCTGTGCATAGCGGTCACGAATGCGTTTCCATGCTCTGCCGTATCTGCGGTGTACAGCCGGATCACGGTTGTACTTCTCGTAGCGTTGTGCTTCCTTTTTGGCGTGAGCTTCACAAAATCTTCCATGGGTTAGCTCTGGACAGCCAGGGTAAGAGCATGGGCGTTTGGGTTTACTGGGCACGTTTGTCCTCCTTTCTTCGTCGGTGTTGGAACTTGTAGCGGAGGATGTACCACACCTGCTCCAAATAAGAAACCTTGCGGTATCCCAGGGGGAACACCTCCTTTGGGCATAGAAAAAGCCCCATGAGATTGCTCTCATGAGGCAGTTCCATTACTTCTCGGCAATTATAATGATATCACAGGGGCAAGGTATCATTCCATACCATTAGGTATCATGATTGCGTACCGTCTGAATTACTGCCAGGGCTGCGTTGTGGAGGCGGTACAGGTGGTGGATGCTGTAGCCCATTTCCACAGCAATCTGCTCCCAGGTTTTGAAGCACAGATACCGAAGCTCCAGAAGGGTCTGATATTCAGGGTTTTCCACGGATTTGATTATTGCTACCATCTCACGCTTCAGATCCACCAGCTGGTCAATATCGGCATTGATTTCATTCTCCAAATCAATGATTTTTCCGATAATGTCCTGCATCCGGTAGACATTGCGGCTACCACCGCCGGGCATATCGCTCATGGTTGCGGTTGCCTTTGTGGTCAGGTCCCGAAGGGAGAGAACCTGCTCCAGCTTGCTATTGATGCGCTGATCCAGGCGGTATGCCTGGCCAAGATATTCTTTTGCAGTCATATTCATACCTCCAGATTTGCCTTAACGGCATCGATAAGGGCGGATTGTGTTTTTTCTTTCTTGCGAAGGGCGGACATGATCCGCTCGTCAATTGTGTCAGCTGCGATGATATGGTGGATGATCACAGTATCGGCCTTCTGGCCTTGCCGCCACAATCTGGCGTTTGCCTGCTGATAAAGCTCCAGGCTCCAAGTAAGGCCGAACCAAACGAAAGTGGAACCTCCGGCTTGAAGGTTGAGGCCATGACCGGCAGAAGCTGGGTGGATTACAGCAACCGGGATTTTTCCAGCATTCCAATCTGCGATATCCTTGGAAGTGGAAATCTCTCGTACAGAGAATCGCTTCTTGATCCGCTCCAGATCGTGCTTGAACCAATATGCCACCAGGAGAGGCTTGCCATTGGCGGCTTCGATCAGATCCTCCAGTGCATCCAGCTTTCGGTTATGAAGTTCCAGGTAGTGCCGATCTTCGCTGTATACGGCACCGTTGGCCATTTGGGACAGCTTGTTCGCCAGAGCGGCAGCGTTCCCGGCATCGATTTCCTCGTTGCCTAGGGAAAGCACCATATCGGCCTTCATCGTGTCGTATGCCTTTTTCTCTTTTTCAGAAAGGGTAACTTTCACCTCGTTGATCACGCATTCTGGCATATTCAAATGATCCACGGCCTTCATGGAAATGGTGATATCAGAGATTTGGCGGTATATGGCATCCTCCGCACCCGGGAGAGGCTTATAGGAGAAAACCACCTGGCCATTTCGCTTGTCTGGCTGAAAGTAGCCATTGCGGAAGTGGGTAATGTAGCGACCAAGCCGCTGGCCCATGTCCAGCAACCGGAACTGCGCCCAGAGATCCATGAGGCCGTTGGAGGAGGGGGTGCCAGTGAGGCCAACCATGCGTTTGACGGTAGGCCGTACCTTGAGGAGGCTGCGGAACCGTTTTGCCTGATATGACTTGAAGGAAGAGAGTTCGTCGATGACTACCATATCGTAGTCAAACGGCAGACCGCTTTCTTCTACCAGCCATTGGACATTTTCTCGGTTGATGATGTACAGGAACACTCGCTGCTGAAGGGCAGCTTTCCGTTCAAGTTCTGTACCTACTGCTACAGAGTAGGACAGGCCTTTGAGGTGATCCCACTTCTGAATTTCGGTAGGCCATGTGTCTCTGGCAACACGCAGCGGTGCGATGACCAGAACCTTGCGAACAGAAAAGTAGTCCAGGCAGAGATCATAGATGGCCGACAGCGTGATGACGCTTTTGCCCAAACCCATGTCCAGGAACACAGCTGCCACAGGATGCTCCAGTATGAAATTGGTGGCATACGCCTGGTAATCATGAGGCTTGTATTTCATGGATGATCCCTCCAATCTGTTCTGGGCCATCAATGCAGTAAACCAAAAAGCCAAGTGCTTCTAACTGCCTTTTTCGCTTTACTTGCAGTGGCCGTAGTTCTTTGCCGGGAGCCTTCAACTCAATGAAGGCCATTTTGCCGCCAGGCAGGAGTACCAGACGGTCTGGCACTCCATCTAAGCCTGGGCTTATGAACTTTGGTGCAAGGCCGCCCATTGATTTGACAGCCTTGACCAGTTTCGCTTCTACAGTTTTTTCTTTCATGAAAACTCCTTGTTTCCAATTGCCGTTGCCGATGGAGGCTCAGCCTTTTTTCGTATATGTGCGTATATGCGTTGCGTTCGGCCTCTTTTTTCTTTACCCACAATCTTTAAGTAGGTAATCGGCAACATCGGCAACACACCACAAAAGTGACCTACCGGTAATGGTTTGGGGTGTTTCCAGTGGTGTTGCCCATCGCCCCCATCGGCAACCACTGGAAACGCTGTGGTATTGCCAATCATGTGGCATCGGCAACTCGGACATATGCCTTTTGGACACCGTAGCCGGGGATGCGGAGTTTGCCAGCAGCATTGCCGCCGTATTTCTTCCAGCCGCCCAACTTGAAGAGGATGCCCTCGATCTCATAAGAGTCTGTTTTCTTCATGGCCTCACGAGGCTTACCGAAGCACTCGCACCATACTTCCATGGCACAAACCCGCTCCCGGCGCACGGTGCCGACAGCCTTGTTGTCACCAAACTCGTCACCGTTAAGGAAATTACGGCGGCGGAACAGATCGTAGGTCTCCCAGTCAGCGGGCAACAGCTGGTCAAGGTATTCCTGGACGATACCTTCACGGGCATCGGTTTCCATGGCGTCTCTCTGCTGTGCATAGGCGGCTGCGGCAATATCGCCTTTGAGGAACAGCTCCTCGCCCTGCTTGTAGTATTCAATTGCTTCTGCCCAGACCTGATCCGGGCAATCCAGTTCCCAAGGGTGATGCTTTCCGTGGCCAGATACATTGACAGGCCAGAAACGACGGTTGCCAGTAATGTCGCGAAGGAAGCCGCCATCGCTGTTGGTGGTACCAACGATCACGCAGGATCGGGGATGGCTTTCAACGGTGGTGCCGTAGGTGTGGCGGTACTTATCATCGGTGCGGGTGATGAAGGATTTGACAACCTCCACATCCACCTTTTTCATGCCGGTCAGCTCAGACAACTCCAAAATCCAGTAGCCTTGGAGCTTTTCAGGAGCGGTTTTATCTTTCATATCGGAGATGGACAGGGAGTCAGAAAACCA